GCTTTTTTGAGAAGGCGACCACCGATATACACGACCGCGGCCGCGGAGGAATGATACAGATACCAACGCCACAAACCGGCAAACCCACCGAAGGTCCAGTCCCCGCCGACGAAGGCAATTCTTTGCCCTGAGGACTGGTAATAATAATCTTTATAAAGATTTGAGCTCACGTCCACAGGCATTTCCACCATCGGATTGACCGGATCAAATCCCATGTATTTTACGTATCCGTTCGCGTCCTCATTCACATATCCAATCTTTTCATATGGCGCAGCAAAAACATTACTGGCATAATCATCTGCATCTTTGCAAAACCATCCCTGATTATCATTGATGTTGTAACCATCCACAAACTGCCAGACATTCCCCCACACATTTTCTACGCCGCGATAATGAAATGGATTTTTACCATTCGTATTATGCGCCAGAGATCCACTTGTGGCTGCAATCCCAGAAGAAAATCCAGATTTCCAGCCACAGTTCCAGATCACATTACCCGTTACGGCGTTGAACGCAGCCCCATCAACCGTGATTGTCGTGCTTCCCGCGCCTGGCGTATCCACATCAATTTGGGTGATATTGCGACCATAAAATACGCTCGTACTTCCAGCGCCGGTTCCAAGCCCTATTGGCTGTCCAACCGCAAACGCCGCCCCTGTTGCGTTACTGACAACGATCGTGTTGGCTGCCGAAGTGTCAGCCGTTAGTGCGTGAGCTGCATTATATTGCCCGCTCGTCCAGCCAGCCATTTTTGATTGAGAATCAAGCGTAGCAAACTCAATCGTAAACAATACCTGCAACATGTCATAAACATGAATGTCCAGCTGTTGATAACCTGCCCCGTTTGCTTCTGCATATCCTCTAAATTCAACAATGTTTTTATTGATCAGCGGATATTTCCCAGTCTTTGATTCCAGCTTTCCACCACTTTCGCTCGCAACGTATTTGCCAACTAAGATGTAATCCAACCACACATGATTGACAAAATCGTAAAAACACCACGGACGATAACTACCAGGCATTTTTGCATAACTGACCTGGTCGATCCATTGTGTCTCTGTACGCACTTTTCGGATATAGTGTGTTGGGATTTTTACAAACTCATTTCCATAACTATCAGTGACCTCTTCCAGATCACCGAAAATCTCAGCCGTGTCAAAGTCGTTCGTCACCACACCAGCATCCACGCCAGCAGCAGCAACCATATCGACACTTGCATTAATACGAGTGAGGGGAGTATCTGTTTTAGCCCAAGATACACCATAGACTTTTGCACCGGCATAGGTTTGTTGGGTCAGGTTAATAGTGTTTTCATCAACCATAGCAATCAACTTTGTTATATCCATAATTCCTCCAATCCACCTTCTACAACATGCTGGCTAATTTGAACACTCGATTTGCAGTCTGATCCGTCACTGTTTTTACTTTTACAAATCGAAAAGGCAGAAAGTATGTTGTTTTCAAGGGTACTGATTTTGAGGCAACAATTGGTACGATATAATCCGCCCCGGTGTCTGGATCCAATAGTCCGGTGAAGGTAACACCATCGATCGAGACTTCAAAAGTCGCTTGGGTTCCATTAATCACAGCAGGGCAACTTAATCCAGATATGATTGTGCCACCCATATCCCCCGCAGAAGATAATTTTGCATCCGTAGCAAATGCGATACTTACTGGTACTTCAAATTTTTTTAAGGGAAAATTGTTGATTGTCATTTCTAACTCCTATGCCACTATTTCTATTAATTTAAACGTCACAGTTACATCCAAAAACCTGCCAGCAATCTTTTCAGGAATGGCTGGCAAAATCATGATCGCCTGGTATTTGACATACGTACCAGCATCGTTGCGTGTTTTGATATACACCGTTCCGGATTTTCCGGTCACGTACGCTTTCAACTGTGCCCACTGCGCGGCAGTCATGCGCCCCCAATGCCAGGTAGCCACCGGCCAACCGGCTGTGCGTTCGGATCCATCCGCCAGCTGCTGCACAACCGAGTAGGCTTCAAACGTGCTTTTGGGGGCGTCAGTTGGTACTGCCAAACTTTCCAGGTTGGTTGTCGAGCTGGTCGCTCCGATCTCGTAGCTATACAGACTCATCCAAATACCTCCGCAAGTTGTAATTCGGTCATTCTGCGCAAATCTTCCCGATCAGCAGCGCTGATACGCCCATCAAAACGGCGGTTATCGGTGTAAGAAATCTGTCCGGAGCGTGCTGAAAGGGCTGCTAATGCCGACTGTTGATTAAGGTTGCCACCAACCATGCGTTCCAAAGCTTTGGTGGTGTTTTTGTTGAGCACATATTCGTGGTCGTGCATGCGGTAAATGCCGTCACTGACATAACCACCGGATGCCCGGCTTCCCGCCACAGACTGTTGATTTGCAGCTGCAATCATGGCTCGTAATTCCGCAAACCAGGCGGCGTTGAACTGGCGTTTGATACCCAGTTCTTCCTGCAGGGCAGTGATCAAGGCAGAGCGTCGTTGCCTGCGTTCATCATCATACTGGCTCTTCAACTCCCTCAGTGCTTCCGCGTGTTGCTTTCTGGCCAGTGCCCGTTCTTCAGCGTGTTGCTCCGCCGCATCCTTTAACTGTAGCTGGAAATCTGCCATTCTTTGTTGGCGTTGAATCGCAAAGCTCTGTTCCTGTTCAGCTACCTGCCGGGCATAATCTTCCGACTGACGTCGCATTTGCACAGAGAAATCTTCATTTGCTTCGCTACGTTGTCTTTCATAAGATTGCATTTCCCGGATCATGCCGAAGGCGTCCTGCGCGTCCAGCAATTCGTCCATGGTCAGATTATGATCTGCCTGCATTCTCTGTAACGAACGTTGATGGTCCTCTTCTGCGCGTTGTACTTCAATGTTGTGAGTCCTGGCATTCTGCATGCGCTGGCGGTAATAATCCGCTTCCAGGCGCTGTTCGCTGGTGTAGAAATCGCGCATGGTCTTGGCACGGTTCGCCTGGTAAGCCCGTTCGGATGCCAGGGAATTACTCTCATAGTCGCTAATCAACTTGGCTCTATTTTTGTTGTAATCTACCAGAGCGCCGTTTTCTGCATCCTTGTAACTCATAAAAGCATTCATTTGTGTATCAGTGAAAGTATTTTGTGGAGTGTCTTCTAACGCGTCTCCAGCTTCCTCAACCAGCCCAGTCCACCTGGCTACTTTGGCAGCCATTTCCGGACCAAACAATTCTTCAGCGGCATTGGTTAGAAATTCAGCTTCTTTCTGCACAATCTTGGCAACAAATGGAATTTTTTTATACTGGTCAGAGATCAATTTTGTGATCGTCAACTGATAAGCCAGGCCAGCACCCGCAATCCCAGCGAATGCTCCCGCCGTTCCGCTGGCTGCACCAGCTGCTACACCGCTGCCGATCGATCCGATATTAGCAAATAACTTCTTGGTACCTGCCAGCAGGTTTATCGCCTGACCGGCTACCAATAATGCCCCTGCCACCTTCAGCACGTTATTGACCGCTTCCGGATTGCGTTCAGCATATTCAGCAGCTTGTTCAGCCACATCAGCTAATTTTTCCATCACCGGCAATAATTGTTGGGCAGCCACACGGCCCATACGCAGGGTCGCTTGTTCCATTTGCTGGGTCGAGCTCAACCACTGACGCGAAACTTCCTCGCCAGTGCCCATTGTGGCAACGTAATTTTTGGCAGCCAACAGAAAAGGCGTACCAATCGCGGCACCAGCCAGGCTGAGCTGCATGCCAATTTGCTGTAATTTCTCAGCCTGTTCACGCATGGCATTGAAGCGTGCCTGTGCCTGGCGCGCTTCTTCCCCGGCTCGTTTTGTAGCTTCACCCAACTGGTCAACTGCTTTTACAGCATTTTTCCCGCTGGGTTTGTCAACATCAAATCTGAGTTTTGCTTTCAGTTCTTTGGTATCGCCATCAGCCATTTAGTCACTCCGCAATTGTTTACTTCTACTGATTCCGGCAATCTGGAGTACATCCTCCAGCATCGCATTCGGTTGCTCTAACACGTCCAGGATCGTCCAACGCCATTGCACTGCTTCAAGAATGGTCCATATTTTCATAGCCGCTTCCTGGTCATGCAAAATCACAACTTCTGGGAGGTCTTCGTCGTCTTCCTGCTCGTTGATATTGAGGAAGCGCTGGTAGAGGTCAGCTGTCTTTTTTTTTCAGCCTCTTTGTCTTCTACCTTCGGCAGGAAATGCGGATTGAGCGCATAAACAACTTCTTCCCACTGACCTTCCAGCTCACCCGGCAGAGTCAGGAAACGTTCAAAGTCCAGGTCTTTCGGTACTTCAATCGTTTCCTGATCCACCGTAATTTTTCCACTGCTAACCGCCATCAGATCCGGATACGTCACCACAGCCAAAAAAGCGCGATCCGGATCCTGTTCTGGTTTGATAGATGCCTCAGCCTTCAGACGCGTTCGGCGCATGCCCATCAATACTGTTTCGGTGCTGATGGTCAGGTCAGCCTGGAGATCATCCAGTGTAACCTTCAGCTCGCGGCTATGCATACTCATACAGCACCACAATCAGGGCACCGTCTGCGGGGGCAGCAGTGAAGGTAACTTTCTCAACTGCCTTAGTGATGCCAGCAGTTGTCACCACCCCATCCACCCACACGGTAATTTTATCCGTTGATATTGCCGGGTAAGCTACCTCAAACAGGAACTCGTCTTCCGTTCCATTAGCCTTGAAAGCCACGATCTTTGGCTTGTTGACAGTCTGCATCTCCAAAATCTGCGCTGAGGTATAACCCTCATCCGCATCCAGGAAGGCTTTCCCCCAGATGTGCTTGGAAACCACCTGTGGCTGCACAGTGAAGACGTGCTCAGCTGCATTTTCGTTCATGCCGCCTGGCTTGGGGAAAACCAATGCTTTGGGGATCAAGAACGAGCGCCATAACCTGGCACCGCTGACAGCATCCAGCGATTGCTGGAACAACAACATGCCGATCTGTGGTTCATTGCCCTGTTTGCTGGTTGCCATACCGATGATCTTGCTCTCGCCGATGGTGTATTCTTTGGTGTTGGTCAGAAGAGCATACACATCATAGTCATTTCTCGCTGCGCGTAATTCTGCGCTCGATCCATCCAGAGATGGCAACTGATCTACATTCAAAACCCGGTCATCACCGGAATGCGTGATTTTGCGTGTTTCCGGCAAAGTCACTTCAAACGTTTTTGCCCCGGAGATCTGTAACCCAGCATATACCGTTTCAGCGGTTGCAGCTGGGTACCCTGCGGCATTGATGGCAAAAATTTGCGCATGGCGCAATCCTACACTTAGATTCTTTCCACTTGGTGCAGACATAATTACTCCTTATTCATTTGCGCCGTAACTTACCTTCTGGTAGTACGTCACCAAATATTGAATTTCAAAACCAATATATTTTCCACCGTACTCCGGCAAAATCACAATGCCAGAATCAGCAACCACCCGGGTATTTTCAACCCAATTGACGCCCAAATGCGGGCTGGAGCGCAATTTTGCGCTGACAGCATCCAGAATAGGACGGCATTTTTTTTCACGCGTTGCGGGTGCACCCTGCGCAGTTGGGATAACTGCCACCTGCACCCGCATTGTCCTGTCAATGCGCACATAATCTTCAAATTCCGATTCTTCTTCGGAAGCCGGGCCGGTAAAAGTCCATAATGCCGGTAAGCTGGCGGAATTCAAATCGTTGGGCGCAGGGTCATACGCGCTCTTGATACCGGTTGCCGTAGCCCCCAGGGTTTTTATCGCGCCCGAAATGTCATTGATCATAATGTCACCTTTCTGGCACCCAGGACAGCGATGACATCATATGGCACTGCGGTTGGGATGGTGGTACCCTGGCCAACGATGTAGGTCTTATCAAAGACATCACTGTCTTTCTGGCTATAGCGCCACTTTACCAGGCGCACACAGGCTGTCACAATCGTGCTCATCACCCGGTAGATTCTTATTCTGACGTCCTGCAGGTGTTCAATAGCTGTAGTGCCATTGTAGCCGCGTACCACTGCCAGGGTGTTGAGTGTTGCATCCACAGCGGTGATCAACATCAGTTCGTCTTCAACCTTGATCATCTGCCCCACCTGGAAACGTGGCTCGTGTAGATCAGCCGCTACGCTGTCTGCATCAGACACACTAACACTGGTGCCTACAGCGCTCAGCGGGTCATTCTGGACATTATCCAGGCTATCCACAAAACTTTCCGGGTAGCGGTCATGGTAACCCCACCAACCGCTTACAGAAATACACTGTTCGTCATTGCCGTCATTATCTGCCGACCAGAAATCCGCACCGTTCTGCAATCGGATCCTGTTCTTGGGGAATTCATTACCCGGTTCGAGTACAAAATCTGTGATCTCTGTGCCATCTCCGTTCAGCAATTCTGTCACTGCCAGCAAATCGTTGCGCAGCCGTAATGGCAGCCAACTACCTCCAACCAAAAGCGAGCTATCGAAAATGCCAAACGTTCCGCGCTTGCGCAACGGCCTGTCATACAATCTTGTTTCCAGACGCACATCAAAGCGACGACCTTTCCACTGCTCTATAAAGCGGCTGGACCAGTCCAGAAAATCGGTTAAGAGTGCATCGTCCGAAGTTTCAGGAATATTGGCATAGCGCTTGAATTCGGTTAGGGTGGCGTAGTTCATTTTAGAAACTCATTCTTTTTTCCGCTCGCGCTCTTTTTCGTTTTTACGCTCTTACCATCCAATGAATCGTCCATTGTGCTGACAATCCGCCCTTTATCGATCTTGAGCGGTGCAACCACCGTATCATCAACTGCCTCAGCCAGTCCGTCCGCAATCAGCAGCGATCCATACATGTCGGATGTTTCGAATAGCTCACCGGCTTTGACCTGCTGCGCCTTATTTTCAGCATCGTTGTATTTTCCAGCGTTGAGAATTTTGATCTGCATAAGTTGTCCTTTCTCTGTGGGTGTCGGAAAAGTCAGAGATTCCGACACCCACTTCAGGAGAATTGAATGAAACACTCACCCACTATGAGCGTTATCCACCAATGAAAACTGCTTCCTTGAATGTTGCACCCTGGGTCACTGGCTGTTTATCGCCGTACCCGAAGAAACAAATTGCAGCATAGTCATCAGCATCTGCTACGCCAGCAACGTTGAGGGTCACAAAGCGATAGTCGTTGTTGATGTCCAGTTTAGCAGTTTGCACTTCGATGACAAAAAACTTATTGTCATCATCGGCAGCAATGGTTACGGTTGCACCCGTAACATCTTTGGGAGAGCCGTTGGCTGCGGACGCTTGCTGCACTTTCATGGTCAGTGCACTGGTTAGTGTTCCCACCATGATCAGGATCGAAAAGCGTTCGAACCGCGACACATCAATGAAATTGGTACTGGTCGGGTACAGCGCTACAGTTAATACAGCTGCTGAATTCAGGGGCTGGATTTTTAGCGTTTCAACCAGTTTACGATTAATTTGCATCTTACACGCACCTTTCTATTTTCTAATTCAGTCCCTCACCGGTTGCCCAGCGAGGGTTTCATCCTACGTTACTAATTTTCCTACGATGCTGAGATCTTCATGACCGCGAACTTGTAGCTCTCGGTCACACGACCACCGACCCGTCGGCGTACATGGAATTCAACTTTGTTGATGCCGGTATTACTATCGTTGTAGCGCTCGATCGCCAGACCAAGGCGCTCAACGATCGAGTAACCGCTCATGTCACCGAACAAGACAGCCATCGCGGAAGCGGCTACATCTGGCATGGCTTCCGATTCATACACCTGTTTTTGCAGGAGTTTTTCGGTCTCGGAAAGGTCATCAAAGATGAATTTCCCATCGGTAGACTGCAGAGCTTCGATCAATCCGAAGGTATTCGAGTTGGCTACCCACACGCCTTGTGAGCGGTACTGGCTGGCAATCCCGCGTTTGAGGGCTTTGACGCCTCCAGCGGTAACGGCCGCAGCAGCGCCTGATTTGACCTCGGTCAATCCCAAGCCATTTACCGACCCGGGTAAGATACCCAGTGGTTTTCCAGCCCCGTCGGCATTCAGGAAGGCGTTATCCTCATCGATGGATAGCACATCGCTGATATCTGCCTCTACTTTATTGATTGCATTGACCGCGTCTTCCAGGAAGCTGCGGCTCATACCTACTTTATAGGTATACAGATGCGCCTGTACCGGCAGCAATGCAAACTTGCCGTTCTTTTCATTGGGAGCCTGTGTCTCTGCACCCCATTCACCGCGGATATTGCCGGTAAATTGGTCAGTGCCACCTTCCCACACCAACAGCTCGGTGCTGTTGGATGAATTCAACGTAATCACGGTCGCACCTGCACCGCGTACCGCAGTACGGCCTGGCAAACGAGAGATGATATTGTCCTGACGTTGTGGGGGAACAGCAAATCCGCCCAGCTCTCCGCTGGCTTCCACCATCGTGGCTTTGATGCTACCCAGGGAGATATTCCCGGATAAATCCAGAATGGCTTTGAGCGGGTAGATCTGGCGCTGGAGCAAAGCAGCTTCTCTGCCATCCAGTCTGCGTTCGCCGAAGCGAATGTATTTCTGGTAAGCGAGATCCTGTTCGTAAAGCACCTGGCGATAATCTTTTCCAATCACATCACTCAATATTTGAGCCTGAGCATCATCACCGGCACCGAATTTCTTCATGTAAACCGCATTCAGCGATTTTGTGGCAGCATCCTGGACGTCATCTTTCTTGACTGCCTGAATTGGATCCGGATTGGGCTGGAAAGCAGGGCGGCTGACTGCTTTGGTCGGCCGCAGCCCGGGCATTGCAATCTGATAACCGGCTGCTTTCAGTTTGCTGGCCAGCGCTGAGAGGGTAATTGATTTACCTTCTATCAACTCATCACTGACAGGGGGTGTTTCGTCAGTGACAGTTTCTACCGACATCCCGGTTAATCCCAGGATTGCAGCAATTTGCTGCATTTGCTCGTCCGACAAATCGGGAACGAGGTTCTTGATTGCCTCTAAGATATCCATGGTCTTGACTCCTTGTTTTTTGTTTCCATTGGATTTCCGGTTGGCAGGAGCACCTTTACTGTGATCCTCTGCGCCTGATCCGCTCTCATCCTCAGGTTGATCTAATAACGCCAGGTACGCTTTGAGCGGCATTACCCGGTGTTTTAACATTCTTGGCTCCGCTGGCATGGGGGTCAATGACCCCTCGACGATGGGGAAGGATTTGATCCAGCCATCATCAGCTACATCCAGTAAATGCGGAGCGGTCCCGGCACTGAATTTCCAGACCCCCTTTTGTGCCAGGTCATATACCAGTTTTTGATATTCATCCGATAAGTCCAGCATCACCTTCGCAAATATACCCAGGGCATCGCGTTCGGTTTGCATCGCTGGCAACGGTCGTTTGGATAAGTCCTTCAGATGCTTGTCGATTTTTTCATCACCGGTCTTGACAGCCGCCATGTGGTTGATGGCGGTTAGCTGACCGTTACCGTCTGAAGGTCCGAAATATGTTTTTTCTGTGAAATATTGATCATCAAAATCGCGTTTCTCCGGGCTGCCAAATAACACCAGGTGCCCACCGATCACGCCATTCGGCATGGCTTTCACAGAGCCACCAAAAGAAATCATTGCTTCCAATATTGCCTGGATTTTCTTGCTCATTATCTGCCTCCATTGGCCTGCTTGCGCATGGCCGTCAAAAATTCATCCCAGAATGTGTCCGTAAATTCTTTCCAGGCTTCACTTTCGTGCGCCTCAATTACATCCATAAATTGCCACCAGCGATCTGCATGCACTTTTGCCTGATACATTTCGCGCCCGTTGATCACCAATCCCGGGTACTCCGGGCCTACCACCCAGGGAGCATACGGCGTATTATTGCCAATCGTGCCAATTACCGATACCGGGGTATTCTCAACTTCAGTGGTCCACCGTCTACCTAAAAGACCCGTGCGTTTATAACGGCTGTCCGGGATGGCTGCTGGATATTCCGGAATCTGACCTTGCAAAAATGTCATTGCATCGCTCATCGCTGGGGATGCTGCCTTCAGTGCCAGGTCGGGTGCCAGGGCAATCGTAGCTTTCAGTTCTTCGTAACCGTCAAATTCAAGCTCAATCATCTTGTAATCACCTTTCCGAGGTGTTCACCTTCGCTGATCACCATCCGATGCAGTGCCTTGCAACCTGCCACCGTGCCCATTGGTGTTTCAATCGGGCGCGTGCACACGCGTTCATCACGCGCCGTATACCAGACAATCACGTGGCTGCCATCCGGCATCTTCCATGGCTGCACATAACAGCGGCAGCGTATATGTGCGGATGGCTTGAAAACAGCACGCGCATAACCGGCGCGTTCCCAAGCGGAGGTGTTGGCTTCTGCATAGGCATTGGTGGCTTCTGTCACTGCAATGGTTTCTGCACGTTGCGCTGAGAAGAGCGGCTGCCCGCTGTCATCTTTGATGGCAGCAATCCGGCGGGTCAGATCGTCCATGGTCTCTGCGCTGGCTGTCCAGTCCGCCAGTTCCCGTTGCACCGCGTTGACCGTGGTCGCTTCCACATCCTTGATCAGCTGTCCGGCATAATTGAGTGCCTGCTGCCTGGCTTCTTCATTCGCCAGGTTCCAGTCAATTTCAATCGCTGCTTCCCCAACGGTGGCACGCACTTTCTCCACCGCATCACTGGCCAGGTCTGCCAATGTCGGCTGGATAGCCGCAAGCATCACTGCACGTTCCTCGCTCCAGAATTCCGGGTCTTCCAATCCGGAAGCACCATCCTGGCGCGCCTGATTCAATAACCGTTCACCCTGTTGTAGTAAAAGGTTTATCAAGATTTTCTGTAACAATTCTTCAAAACCAGACCACGGGCGCCAGCTGCGAATTATCCCTTTGGTGGCAAATTCAAAAACTTCTTTGACATCCTCGCTCGATCCGGCACATTCCAATCCGGCATGAATCACTTCCTGCATTTCTTCACTGATCTGCTCAGATTGAAATCCAACATCTGCCATGCTGCCGCTCTTGATTGCCTTCATGGATTTTGTGCGCCAGTTGCGCAGGTCCTGTTTGGCGTCATCCATGAGTGCATTTTGTGGGCGTGGCAGTCCCGCAGTCTGCGAGACGTATTCAGACCCATGTCCAGGTAAATCACCTGCTGTCAGTTGGCTTTCCGGAGCTGCAAACTCATTCGGAACGCGTTTACCCTTGCCATCCGGCAACGGTCCCAAACCCCAATATCGCGCGCGGCGTTCGTCGATGGTCAAGTCCATCATCGTTGCGGCCGATTCCTGAATCGCCATCTGGTTCATGATCGGGCGAATGTCCTTGAAGCGAGCTTCAATCTCATCACTATACCAGCGTCGCAAAATTGAGTTAGTCCACTCTTCAGAAAATAAAACCATGGTCGGCCAGAGTGTTTTTTCTTTAAACACATTATCGGCCACGGTCGCGCTCGCTTCAGTCGCTGAAACACTGGTGACGCCCAACGGGATCCCAAAAATTTCGTAGATCTCTTCCTTGCTGAATTTGCGTCCGGACATAAAGTCCATGTCCTTGGCATTCCAGCCCAGCAATTCCACCGCCATATTCTGGGCGTTGGTAATCAACGTCTTGCGATTGGCTGAGCCGTACTCACTGGCCAGCTCTTCTTTGAGCGCGTCCAGGTCAGCCGGGTCAATCGGACTGGATGAATCCCCGGATCCCAAACTGACCAGCGCCGACGGCATAACATTATCCTCGCCGAAGAACTTCCCATTCCAGTACGCCATTGCGGTGTCGGCATCAGCGGGCAAAATTGCAGCCACTAGCGGCGCCAATCCGCGGAAGATGTCAAACGGATTCGGGTAGCGCACATGTGCCACGTACTCAGCTGGAATTCGGTAAATCATACCTTCCGGCATGAACTCGTAGTAATCAATAAAGCGCTCATTATCGCCCGGCATTACCCGCACCTGGTGTGATGGCAGTGGCCACAGTTCTGCCAGGTTACCGTTTTCATCCGGAGCGCAGAACGTATAACAATTGCCGTCCAAATCCAGCCACCAGAACAGATATTGCAGCAAAAACGCCTTACCCATGTACGGGTTTGGTCGGCTCAATACCTGTTCAAAGGGGTGACTGGGAAAATACTGGGCATCATCCTCGTTACCCTTCGGGTAGACGTGCATTTTTCCAGCGGAAAACTCGCGCGCTTTGAAGTTGATGCCAGTATAAACCCAACTATTTTGAATGGAGCGTTTCTGGGCTGCCTCGCGGATGCCCATATCCCCACCGATCCATTTACCGGAGTTTGCAACCGACGACAAAAAACGCGGTCGCTGTGCTTTGCCAGATATGGCTGTCTGATAGGCCTTGACTGCGGATCCCAGGTTACTTGCAAGTTTTTCTAATAATGACATGTTCCCTCTATGCAGTTCTTACGCTCATTTTTGTATAACGTGGCTTTGCCGCCATTGCCAACCCGCCTGAGGCGGTATCAATCCAGTCATCATGCTGACCGTTCGGGAATGCCAGCGCCTGGTTGATAAAATCGCGGTTCCAGGGTCCACGTACCAGTTTGACCTTGCCGCTCTTGGCGCGCGTTTGCACCAGACGGGCGCGCATTTCCTTGTCGCCTTTGGGCTGCACCGGTCGCATCAATACACCTGCCAGTTCGCTCTTTTTCAGGTAGGTTTGCATCACCAGGGATTGGAAAGCAACGTCCTCAAAACCCCACTCGGTGCCCACTTCCAGATCACTCAGCATGCTGGCTTTTACCAACCCCATAAAGCTGTTCAACTCGCGCACTTTCAAACCGTCGCGGTAATAAACGTTGCCGCTGCTTTCATCAAAACCGGTCGCCAGGGTAACGTTGAAATCCGAACGCTTGTTTTTTCCGAGCGCGGGGTCAACGTAGCGCATCCACTTCAAGTTTTCCGGAACAGCACCCGGTTCAACAATCGTAAAATCGGCTTCATCAAAAAAACCACCGCTGGCGGGGCGTGGTTGTTGCTGAAACAAAGATGCCCACTCAAACTCCTGCACGTTTACGCGTGTGCGGTCATAATCTGCACGCGTGAATTTTTCTGGCCAGATCGATTCACCTGGCTTTCTACCCAGTGGGTCGCCTTCATGTTGTAAGGGAATAAAAATTCCGCGTAACATCAGTTCGCGCTGTTCGGCTTCGCTGTGTGGGTACTGGTCTTCTTCATACGCCACCGCAGGGATATTCAAAATCACATAACGATCCGATAACGGATCATCACCTGCCATTGCCTGAATCAGTTCACCGGCTACATCATCCGGATGCCAACGCGTATGGATGATCAGAATGGCGCCGCCATCTTCAAGACGGGTTAAGGCTGAGGACCGCCACCAACTCATGACACGCCTGCGGTTTACTTCGGATTCAGCTTCATCACGGTTTTTGAACGGATCGTCCAGTATAAACAGATGCGCACCAAACCCGGTTGCACCACCACCCACACCAACCGCGCGCAAAACCCCGCGATGCGGAGCTGCCAGATGCCAGTTACCGATCGAGCGGCTGTCTTCCGAGAGCGACACCGGTTCACCTAAAACGGAGCGCTGCCCGAAGATTGCCTGGTAACGGTCGCTTTCCACATAATCCCGTACCGCCCGCGAGCTTTCCTGAGCCAGTTCTGCGGCATAAGAAGAAATAATTATCTGGCTGTCCGGGTTTTTACCCAGCAGCCACGAAGGAAACAGTTTGGCGCATTGCTCTGTTTTTGAGGTACGCGGTGGTTTCAAAATCATCAGGCGCCCAATGCCTTCTTTGCCTTTGGTGCGGATATAAAGTTCCACCTGTTCCAGATAATATGCCACCAGATCAATATGTTCCGCGCGCTGATACCAGGGTGCCACATAGGTGGCATAATCCATCAAACGCCGCCTGGCCAGCTCACGCCGTGCCCGCTCTGCGCTGGCTGCCTGTGCCTGCACCCCGACACTTTCAATCATCGCTATCCTCATTGACGCGGTAAGATTGTTCACGAACGATCTTGTCCAGCTCTTCATTTGTGAGCGTGCTCAGATCTTCAGGATCAATATCCTTGCGGATCTCCAGCTTCGAGCGCGGAATATGGTCACCGGTCATCTCGAAGAATAGTTTACGGTCCTGATGATTCTTATAATCCGCTGTCTTGGCAGAATCAATCAAAGCCCGGAAAACTTCCTGGCGATGTGCTTCCAGCGGAGCCGACTTGAGCAAGGCAATCGTATCCGCAATTTGTGGGTTCTTTTCTTTCCAAACAAAAATCTGACGCGCACTGGTCAGACCTAAAATCTCGGTTGCCAGCCCTTCCAGTGTCTTTGGCCAACGTTTATTCTTTGGGACGGTCGTCCAGGCAATATAGGCCGCTACGCGCCAGTGCCAGCCAGCATCACTCAACATCTGATACTCGCCCAGCCACTTGTTTAAATCAACATCACCGGCATCTGCCGATGTGGACCCGAAACGGGCATCCAGCGCAAACTTTGCCGCCATCGAACGGCGTGCCTGTTCGGCCGGGTCAACCCAACCACCCTCATTTTCTTCCTGGAGCATTTCAATTTCAGGCAATGCCATTTGACGCAATCGCGTCGGGTCAAGTTTATCCATGATCAGTCCTTTCGGGTTATGCGCAAATAGCGCGTACCGCGATGTTCTGCCGCTACCCAGCGCTCCGGATCGCTATTGATCTTTACCCACGCATCCGATCCAGCCACATCCAGAATTTCTTTTTCCTCTCCATGCAGCAGATCACCCACATCGCCAAATCCGGTTGACGGACCGGTGCGAATGTTGACATAATCGGTCAATACCTGCCCCATCAAACCAGTTGGTTCCGGGGTTGCTGGGTCACCCGGGTCTGGCGTTGGAATCTGGAAACCCGACCAATCACTGATCGCCTGCCATACTTCCGGCATGTTGATCAGGCAATTGCGCATTTCCCAGAAGTTAAAACCAGAAAGTTTCAAATCGCGGGTCGCATCCATAAAGGCAACCACTTCCGCGACACTTGGGCGCCAGCCATATTCGCTGTAGGCTGCCCCGGTTGGGAAGACCGGTCTTGGAAACGTACCGGCATATTGCGCATATTCCTGAATACACGCCCGCAACTGATCAGCTGAATTGTGCGCACCCATCCAATAGACTTGTGGCGCATTGAAATCACAATATTCGAGGAAAGCATCGAATGGAAATGTCGCATGTAACCTGGGAAACCGATAACTGCTCAGGCCAATCAGCAGATTCGGGGCACCCCGCCGCAGCTCACGCATATAGGTTCTGGCATTATCGGCACCTGCGCTCTTATATTCGCCTTCGGCATTGACAACAAAACCATCCAGATCGAGCTCGTTGATTCTTTGCACAGCGCGTTGCGCTTCCAGTTCGGGATAACGGCCATAAACATACTGCCAGCCCCAGCAGGCAATTCCCCGTTTTCCCAACTCTTCAATCAATTCGGGTACGAGGTCTTTTCCCTGAGGGTCAATATTGTAACGGCCCGGGCCGTCCGCAACCTTCATCCAGACATGCGACATACCTGCATCCGAGACTGCCTCAGCAATCTTTTCGGGGTCTCCCCCCAACGTGTGGCGAATTTGCCACAGATAAATACCTTTTCCAGTTAACATTATGCACCTACCATCCTGGTAATCCAGGTGATCAAAACCGCCGTGGCAACCGTGGTTAAAAGCACAAATAACCAGGTCAGGATTTCATTGGTGTGCTGTAGTTTGGTTGCGATGTTCTTCAAGATCTTAATTTCTTCCTGGTTGGCTTTTATGCCTTCTTCAGCCTTTGCCATGCGTAACATCATTTGCGGGTTGCAACTGGCTTCGTTATGTTCCACCTTTCGCACCCGCTCTTCCATGCCACCAAACAATTCTTTCAACTCGTCAAATCCTTTTTCCATACGTCTCCCAAGATCTGATAGCTGCTGCCGGATATTATTTACTTCTCCCTCTGTCATGACTGTATCAGCTGTCATGCTGCGGACCATCACCGGTCTGCGGCGTGAAATGGTTCAACAATGGCTTGATAATCAGATCGTGGATGTAACTGGCGCCCATCCCGATCACAATTGCGGTAATCAACTTGCCAAATAGAGTAATATCAATGGGCGGTTCCACCCCGGTCATTGCAGAAAGCAAGGATCCCACCAGATATACCAGGTCCAGCTGGTATAAAAACGCTGCCCAAACGCCCAGACCAACGGTCACCAGCGAAATTAGACCGGCCCGAAACGGAGTTTTACTGAACGGTACCGCCAATGCAGGGAAAATGGTCACCAGTATGCCTTCTATCTTGGAAAACAAAAATTCCGTCACGGTTTGCACAAACAAACCCAGGACGAAAACAATCCCCAGCAACACACCCAGGGATCCACCGATCAGTAATACTGCCTGAAAGATTACATCAAGACCCATCACAACCTCCTCCAAAAACATGAATCAATGGAGCGCCTGTTTTTCTCGTTTTATGACGATATTTTCGGCGCTCCATTGTACCTTGACCCCCACCTAAGGGGGTCTATTCTATTTTAGTAAAGTTCTCTTTATTTGTTGAATTCACTTTATGATGTTTTATTCAACTATTTCAATATTCATTTACTGAATTTATACTTTCTATATGTTTTATTCAATATATTGTATATTCAGTACTTGAATTATAACTTTTTTCAAGGTGAAAGTCAAGAAGCAAACATCCATCTTAAAGAAAATACCCCCCGGATATGGGGGGTAAGGTCTTCATCGTTCTTTATTTTCTGGTTACCAGGCGTTGTCTGTGCCTGTGTACTTTCCGCCTGCCTCAGCAATGTGAATCGACGCATCTGCAATCAGTTGCGATGTGACGCCATCCATCACCAGGTCATCAAAGTTACCCCCGCGTTTGTATTCCTCGAAGGCCATATTCAGGCACACCACCGATTCCAGCAACAACTTTGCCAGTGGGTCTTCCCCCAATCGCGTTTCGAGTGCCTTGTAAGCCTTGTCCGCAATAAAGCCGATCAAGGCCGGGGCAAACTTCGGGTTTGCCACCTGCGCGCGCACTTTCTGACGGTAACGCCACGGTCTTCCTTTCAGGTCCGCCTCCAGATGTCTGTTTACTTTCTCCGACACGCTCTCATCAGCGCCACTCCGAAATTCTTCAGGTTCTTTCTGGTCTTTCATTTAGGTGCTCCTTTCGATATAAAACAAAATCCCGTTATGGACAGTTACCGCGGAGCACCTAACTCTGACGATTCTTTTTCCATAACGGGAATTTGTTCACAAAATTTATTTAGTTGTGCTGCGGCTCTTTAAAAAAGAAATTCGCCGATGAGATAGGTGCTCACTTACCATTATAGGGGCTGGCGGGCACAGGTCAATCCCTCCTTCTGGTATTGATACATCATGTTGAATAATTTATACATTGGGTATGAAATCACGCACCATAGCCCAAAAAAGTACCACTTTCAGGCGTTTTTCCACCGCACAGGTCAATTGATACCTCGCTTTCTGTATCACGCCATTCGCCCTTTTCCTGTATCCCACATAGCTGGGTCATTCACCCTCCTGCCGCCACGCCGAGCACTCTGAGCAAAAAGTCATACTCACTTTACTGAAGTTTTTCGTCAATATTCCATTGCGATGCGTGAAATAAGCCTGCATGGCTTTATAAACAACATCCTTGTCTGCTCCGGATACCAGGGCATCTACCCAGGCATCGTGCAAGCGCTGCCCTTCCGGACACAAAACCGTAAACACCTTGTCAGTGATATAAACCCGATTATCTCGAACTTCCGCAGTTTGTGAAATCATTTCTCATCCTTCCTTTTATCTGTATGATAACCACGCAGAATTTCATCCAGATCACGGCCACTCGTGGCACCAATCTCCTCATTAATGGAACTATACGTTACCGGTTGTTGTGATCCTTTCAATTCATCAATCTGACTTTGTAACCCTTCAACAATGTTCACCAGATCTCCAATCGCATCCAACAACATCCTGTCCGTAAACGTAACCGCTGGAGCATAAGGTATGATGTCGTTCTCCGCATCATAGCGGTTAGAAAGATGATCGATCGTTCCTCTTATTCGCTCAATATAATTCGTCATTTCTCCTCCAAATCAAGTTGTTTTTATATTCTTTACCTTGCCGCAGTTTTTACACTTGTTCTTCCAAATTTTATAAACCTGACCGCTATCCCGGTCATAGGTATATCTTGAATTGATTACTTCATACTCGTGATCGCATTTAATAAGTTTTACCTTCGCGTCTTTCTTTTCTTCTTCGCGGTTCATTATTTTTCCTTAATCTCGATATTGTTTCCATCCTCAGCTGGATGCAGAAACGAACGAAACGCCCGCCAATACAGTACAACCAACACCACACACACAATTGCCATAATAATAAGTATTGTTTTCATTTTTGCCTCAATCCTCAACCCTAAAACCTAAACCCTTGCGAAGCACCTGAAGCGCAGCGTAAGGGACCCCTACACCAAACAAACAAACTTCTCCGGCACCCAATCAGCCGCCCGCAGAACCAGCTCAATACCGGTCAACGGCTCCACATAAACGTCCGGAGAGTTTCCCTTTGTTCGCATCAGGACCATCCCAGGAAGTTTTCCGGAATATCCCAAAAACGCTTCTACCGCAGTCGGGAGTGCATCCCGCAAACGCGGAGAATCTGCCAGCCACCACACCAGACCAGGCGCATACCCTGGTCGTTTGCCCTTGTTAATATTAATCAAATCGCGGCAACGCCAATACAGCTCCAGATGGTGAATGCCCAATAGATCCTCGCTCCACTCACGCACCAGAACACTTTGCACCTGGCGCGCATACCAGGGTACCTTCTCAATCCAGGCTTTGCGGTCCACCGGATCCCCATTGGCAACATGCAAACGCCGCAACCCCTGGGCACTGATAATATTCTCCAGGATCTCACCCTCAGCCATCACGCCTCCTCTTTGATCTTCTGGATCACTTCCGGAGGCAGCGGAATTTTTAGAACAATCTTGCTACCCCAAACATCCAACTCAATCACCAGCAATCCGTCCACAAAATCGACGCTCGTCACCATTTTATTCATCGGCTTCACCCAAATCTGATTCATCATAAGAATTTGAGAAGGCATAAAGTTTTTTCTTCATTTCATTCTGTTTATTTAGTGCCTCTTCCCAAAGTTCCTCATCCCGTCTTTCATAAACTGCAGCTTTTACAAGATCAGCCAGGTGGACAGGCTCAACCGCATCGAGTTCCCAGGAACTGGATCCAAACTCTCTGAAATACGCGTCAAACCTCGCGTCTTTCTCCTTTGCAGGGTTTTCAGGTGGTTGCCATTTCTCGATTTGATCCCAATTCAATGCCACCCGCAAAATTTCAATATCATTTGTATTGGCATACATACATAACCTTTCATCGATATCACGGGTCATATCTATTCCGGATGGGTCATGATCCCCCAGGTAAATTACGCACAACTTTTTATTTTGATTGAAGTATTTTTTTTCAAGTCGTTTACCAATTTCGTACATTGTGGATGAAGAGCTATAGCCTTTATTGGCAGTGATACCAATATCCAGGTCATAACAAACCGGTTCCAAAATTCCACTCAAAGCATCCTTCTCGACCATGACCTCAATGTGGTATGGCTGTTTTAACCATTTATCAATTTTGAATGAATTAGCTGCGGCGGTAATAATATCAGCTGGATTTTTCCAATGATTTGGAATACTGGTTTCTCGATTACGATCCTCAATCATTTTCCAGTCAATCAACCCAGCTTGCCTGGCGTTTGAAACCAGACTGCCTAAGTTTTTATAAGATCGCTGTGTGTTTGGAATGTAATCACGCGCCACCAATTGGTAATACAATTGTCGCAATGACAGGCGGTAACCCTGCCTCCGGTATTCTTCCAAAATTGTATTTACGGTCTTAACCGTTTTCAGACTCTCGATGGAAAACTTACGTTCAATAAATGATTCTTTCACGACTCACCCCGCTTAGATCTGGCTTCAATCTTCGCCAACATCTGCTCATACTCCCATTGATCATCCATGGTCCAGCGTGCCTTTGAAATCTCATCAGCGCGGATCATCGCATACACATCCGGGAAGTAAACCTCATCCTCAGCCACCACCACAAACGGTTTTTGTTTGCGTAGCAATTTCACAGCCCGTGGGTTGAACTTTTCAAACTCAATCAGCTCAGGCAGTCTATTAACCAACACCGCCAGGGAAATTGCACTTTCCTGATTGAACTCTCCCAAGCGATTTGTATCGTTGAATGGGATCCGGATGCGTACCCGGGCAGCCTGGATCATGGAAACGCTTTTCTTATTTACTTTAATTATCCATTTGGGATCCGTTGTTTTCATAATTCTCCATTCCTTCCAATCTTCGTTCCGCAGCCCGGGCATTTGATTGCTCGCCAGTTGCCTGGTGGGTACCAAAGTTTCGATTGACATACCGGACAAATAATAAACTTGCGCCTGTGTACCTTTTCTTTTTCCTCAACCTGAATATCAAACTTCAATTGTTCTGCCATTTCAGCCTCTGATTTTGTTGGCAGCCTGCTTTGCGTTCGTTCCCCACTCCAGGACGAGGTCAAAGAGCGAGCAACCATCGCAATCCCGACCCAGCGGGACTATCGACTGCACACCAGCGTTTCTCATCCGTTGATCCAGTTCAATCCGCGCGCCACCCACGGCCCGCACCACAATACTTGCGCGGCCATACGCCACGACTTCAATTTGTTCCATGATCGGCAGCCATGATCAAATCAGCAAGAAAGGAAAGTGTTTCGGCATCCAGGTTATCTTTCTCGAAATCATTGAGGATTTTCTGAAGATAAGGTTGATGAAAATAAATCCGGAATCCGTCGCTATAACGCTTACTGATCTTCACACCCAACCTGCGCGCCTCGAACCCGACCTTCTGGGCAGGGATCGAGAAGAAAAGCAGGCTGTTCTCTATAAGTTCTGTCAGGGTTCCTACCAGAATGTAAGATCTCCCTTTGCCGTCGCGTTCCCAGACAATCGGGTCATCACGCCGCGCCAGGAAGAGCAAACCGGCCTTGATCATCTTTTGATATTCGTTCTCTTCCTGGGGAACCGGTTGTAACTTGTCACCCAGGGCGATCAGCTCATTACCAATTTTCAATAACTCGTCTGCAAGTTCTTTATTTTCCATTTCTAAATTCCTCCACTATTTCGTTTACTCTCGATTGATCAAGATAAACCCTAAAACCATTAGTACAACGGGGGCTGATTACAATGCCGAATTTTCTGACAATTCTGCCAACCTTTTGAGGAGTCATTTTTTCATTGTGGTAATTAGCATCAATAAAATTAGCAATATCGCCGATTTTTAGATATGTTTTACCTCCTGAATCAATTCTCCAATAATTGGAATATTGTTCATCTTGAGTGAGTGAAAATATACATTTTCTTAACAATATTTCATATTTGTTTGGTAGTTTTTTAACAATATGCTCTTTTGAAGCGGCTTTTTCCTCGCTTTTCATATCTTCCTCCAGCAAGCAAATCAGCTGCCAACTGGTTCTTATAAGCATTTTTTGTTGCTCAATTATCTTTTTCTTAAGAGTGTCCATTACTTTTCCTCATTTTTACCTTTCCAGTGAAAACGTTGTGAATTTTCAAAAAATCCTATTCATTAATCTATTTTTCCACAAAACAAAATTGTGACTCTCTTACTATTAAGTTAATATATATTCATAGCATTCATGAATTTGGATGTTTTTGACAGTTTTTTATCATTTTTGGGTTTTTTCATAAGTTTTTATCGTCCTTTATCAACATTTTTTCTAAATAATGAATTTGTGAAGACATTTTCGGGCTTTTTAGAAAATAAAATGTTTTGTAAGATATCTTTTTTGGTGAAATAACAAAACAAATTTTTCGCCAGCACCCCCCAACAGAGTTCAGGAAGTTCATGTCTTCATTGAATCAGATCAATTTTTCCTGATTTTGGTCATCTTTGGTGATATTTTTGGTAAAGTCCTGGCGATTGACACCATATTTTGTGCTCAGGCCTTCCAACCTGGCTTCGTCAAAATAAACCCAGAAGCCAGTCGATCTCCGTTCGCTGACGCGCATTTGTAATTCTTCACGCAGCACTCTTCCCGTCTTTTGGGGTTTCAATTCGCGATTATGTCTTTTCCCACCTCCCTTCTTATCATCCTCTTCGTCCTCGTAGTCATCTGTTTCATTCATCGCATTCATAATTTCGTTGGCTGCTTTGGTAATGTCACCAATTTTCATCAGGTGTTCGTCCATTTCATGGAGGACGTTGATGCGCAGATCCGGAACCTGCCAGATCTTCCACATGGCTTCAATGATCCTCGCTGCCAGTGTCATTGATTGGGATATGATCGTTTCAGAATAATATTCGCGCAGCATCACTCGGATGGCTTCCTGTTGCTCCGGATCGTCCTCGGCAATGGATAACATCGGGCCTGAGACCTGATTAAGGCGTGGAGATATGGATTTATCATAGAAATCCGGGTTCATTTCGAACTCTGGTTTCCATTTATCCAGGCGCCAGCGCACCATCAGATTACGAATGGCTTGCGCGCGCTCTTTCATCTGCCTGGTGATCGTGAATGGGATCCCTTTCTCAATCAGTTCGTTCGTCTCTCTTGATTGCATTTTAAAAGTCAGTGAACGGCTGCCAATGGCGTCATCCTTGAATTCTTTGCGCATGGCCACCAGTTTTGGGCAGAACGTTTGAAAGGCGATTGCATCCCAGGTCTTTTCCCCATTTGGACCAATTGCCTCCACCGCGCGCCAGATCGGGTTATTCTTCATGGCACCCAGGTTGTAAAACTTGACCATATCGTTCTCGGTATCCGATTGCTGGATGTCCGCTTCATCGATGAAAACAACGCCTTTATAGCGCTCCACCGAACGAAAGAGAGCAGAAGTGGAACCGGCCCCGTTGGCCATCATCAGGCGGTAACATACCAACCCGATCCGTTTCATCATTTCCGATTTTCCAGAACCTGTACCACCGGTGGCACGTAGGTATATGCAGGTTTCAAAACTGTCATACACCCAGGTGGCAATTACCCAATAAGCGATCAGCCTGGCCATTTGTGAGGAAGGCATCAGATAAACTTGCTTCAGATACGTTTCAACAATCAGAACCAGCTCTTTGATGCTTTTCTTCTCTCCCAGTTTGGAAGGGAAAAGAATAGCGCCAGCCTGCAGGGCATCGTTCGGTGGATAAGGTTTATAAAGTTTGCCCTCAAACTGGACCTCCTCCCCGCACCCCACCTTTCCGTCTGGGTCCTTCCAGGCTAAAGAAGCAGTATGCGTTTCAATATCATACAGATACTCGATCAACCAGCCATCAATAAAGCCACCCCAGGTGTAAATTGGTTCGCCCTTACTCTTATTGATTTCAGCTTGTGAATTAATCGCTTTCAACAGATTATTCATTTCGCGCAGGTTGATTTTCATGCGCTGTGAGATATCCTGGCGATAGGTCGCCAAACTGACATCATCCAGCAACGTCATGGCTGCCAACGTTGCCCGTTGCGCTTTTTCCTTGTCCACTCCGCGTTTACCACCTGACCAATCCGCCATTGCCAGTACCAACGGGGTTGAGTGATCCAGAATGGACGCTTTGAAGGTATGACTCACCGGTGGTTGTACCCAACTGTCTTTAGCGGCACTCTTTTCAGTGGTTTCTTTCCATTGCTCATAGGCAGTCAGGTAATCGTTGGCATCGTGTACGCGGTCAAACCTTTTTTCACCGTTCGGCATACGTATCTCGAACATGTTGCGCTCATCATCGTTATCCCAGCTTAATAAGCGCGCCATAGGACCAACAAAAGGCAGAATTGGCCAATCTTCATCCTTGCCCAGCACGAACTTCTTTCCCGCCGAATCCTCATCGATACCAATGTAAACCGTTCGATCCGCTTTTTCATTGCCACGCATCGAATACTTACGTAATTCACTGATCTTGGTATCCATATCTTTGGTACCCAGTCCCAAGAGGGCTACAGCAGGTTGTCCCATATGTTCTAAGGCAATCGCATCCCCGGGTCCTTCAACAATAATCACGCTTTCACTGCCTGAGGTAAACAGCGCATTGAAATACACCTGGTGGGCACTTTCCCCCACCAATGCTTTTGGCAGGTTGTAGCTTTTGCGAATATTCCCGTTACGATCACGCTCTGACCCCAAAATGTTACGAGCTGAGAAGTAGACCACATGACCACGCACAAAATGCGGGTAAACCAGGCGTTTCGCGGTCATCAACCCGGAGATATAGCCAGTGCCAGCCTGCCCAACCCAGTTTGCGTTTGGTTCGATATTCCAGCGCTTACCCCATTTCAGTACATCACCTTTATATCCCAACACAGCCACAGCAGCAGGAGACTCCGGATTGATATTGGCATCTTTGAAAATCCGCAACATTTCAAGACGCTCTTTGTCACCCTTCCCCGAGAACCCCAACCCTGCCCGCTTGACAATCTCGGAGGAGAAGTAGCGCGGTTTTCCCTGTTCTGTGGGTCCATTGGTCACGTATGCCCAGGCATCCGCATCATCGCGTAAGAACTGGGACATAGCCTGTTGCGCCAGGTCCCACACATCCGCCAGATCCCGATCGGCATTATCGGTCTTTTCAAATTGCGGGATCTCCATATTGGCCCGTTTTGCCAGAAAGATGACCGCCTCAGCAAAGGGTATTTTTTGACGGCTCATCACCCAGTTGAAAATGTCCCCGCCTTCGTTCTCTCCCCACCATTTGTAGCAGCCATCGACGACATTGACATTCAAACTATCATGTTCCACTCCTTTGATCCATATTCCGGGCTTGCGTGCCAAACGGTATTCATGCCCGGTTTCCTCAATCAGGTCCTCAATTGCAGTTTGCCTACGGACCTCTTCAGTAAATTGCTTCCAACTCGTGTATGCCATAACGTCCCTTCGTCCCATTCATGCAGCAGTAGCAGCCCACGTGTTTCCGATGTCGGAATTGGATTGGAGAAGAGAATTCTCCGGCGCTGCCACATTGATGGGCGTTTATCAGATTTTTCCTCGCTGAAATTCGTGCATGAACTGCACACCCCGATCGAAAATTTCAATCGTATTCGACCTTGCCCGGCCACAGAAAAAACTTTCACCAGCAGTAGAAGACCGCGCCCCACAATATGCGACACAAAGAACCCGTGCTAAACCTTCAAATCTGCCCACCTGGAGTCCGGATCCGGCCTGTTTGTGTTGTACAATGCTCACTATACCCAGAGAAGACAGCCTTCGATTTTCCCCGGACAACCGCGACCAGCCAACCTTTTCCCCACACCCCCGCGTCAACAAGGCGTATGCGTGTGAATAAGTGAACTTTTTCCGTTCAACTGCTTCAACAAATATTCTTCTGCGCGCGGGGGGAAGGTCAAGACCAACGTTTGCGTTCACCATGACGCCACACTCCTGATATCACTGATTTGGATAGATGAATTGCCCACTGGGTACGGTCGAGAACATCCAGGGCAGGACTCAATAGATCTGTCATGTGTGGGTCCCGGTTGATGGCCTGGTGAATTCGCAAGCGCACCTGGCTGTCAAGCAGGATCCCGGCAGTAGAGATAGCAGAGAGAGCATCTTCAACTTCTGCCCGCTGATTTTCCGCAACCGTTGTCATGCGAGTCATTTGAGCTCCTTGAGGAGCTGAGCCTCTCGCGCCTCTGCTTCAATTGCCCTGACCCGGATCATCAGGATGGCATCAACCCCAGCTGATAATAAAGCCCCCAAACCAGCACCACCGGTAATGGACCAGAACGCCCACAGGTAAACATATCCCGGCCAGAATGGGAATATGATCACCAGGACTGTGAATGGCAGTGCAATGGCCAACACACCCATAACATACGCTGCGTATTTCGATAGTGGCCGTAGTAATAGCATTGGCCACGGAAACCAGTGTTCAACCAACGTCATCATCATTGCAAAGAGAGTAGCCAGAAATATCGGCAACCAATCGTCTTTCATCGTCGACCTCCTCAAGCATCTGCCAGAGCCGCATAATTGCGCTTTCATAACGATCTTCCAGCTCTCTGGGGAGTGGAACCGTTTGAGTACGCAACATATGACAAAGCCTGGCTTTTGCCATTACGCTGGCTGTACATAGGTTGTCAGGAACGTACGGGTTTGATCCACCCCTTGTTGGCTGGCATCGTATTCACGCGAAAATTCGACGAACTCAAAGCCATCTTTTCTCAAAACCTCCGCGATCCGGGTGGCCATGACCTGGCTATCTTTGCACTGGACCCGAATCTTCACAACTTCAATTTTTGCTTCCATATGATCTCCTACAATTTTTCTAGTGCTTCAGCAATATCTTCCTGGGATGGCAGCAAATAACGCGCTGTTGTATCCAACCTGGAATGTCTTAGAACCTTTTGAACAGTTGTTACCGGTACACCAGCATCCAACAATCGCTTGGCACAGGTATGGCGCAGGCGGTGGGGAGTGATATCATCCATGCCCGCTACTTTTCCAAAATTTGATACAACTCGCTGAATGGTCTTTACCGAACAGCGCTCACTACCTTTGGCTGTGAAGAGCGGACCATTCGCGAAGCCACGCATACCGATGTATGCGTGCAGTTGATTACGAACCTCATAATTCAGGGGTATTTTTGCTTCTTTTTCTCCTTTTCCAAGCACACGCACGGTGCCCTTACGATCTGTAAAATAGATATCTTTCAGATCCAGCGAGGCAACCTCATCGACGCGCAATCCACAAAACATCATCAAATAAACCATGGCACGATCCCGCAGGCTGGTAAAAGCAATAAATTCGCTGGCCTTTGGTCCGGATTCACGGTCAACCACCCGCATAAACTTTCCGAATTCCTTCTTCGTCAGCCAGCGGGGTGCCAGCTCGGAACTTTCGACCATGTCCACACCTTCAAACGAGATCTGGGATAACACGCCTGATTCATAGGCATAATCACACAGGTTCTTGAGTGCTACCCGGTAACGATTCCAGGTTGCCCCGGCTACCTTCTTATCGTGCAATACGTAGCGGCGATAACTGCGCAGATCCCGGCTGGTAATGTGGGCAATAGAAAATTGCTCGTCATATTCAGCAGCGATCCAGGCAACGAAAGCCGTGATATCTGACATGTACCCTTTGATTGTGTTGGGCGATTGTCCCCGTTCTTCAAGCCAATTCTGAAACTCTGTCTTCCAATCCATTTCACTTCTCCGTTGATAAAATATGCTCCGCATAGCACCAGCCATGCTACAAATTAACTACTTTTTAGTCGTCCTGATCACGCTTTTTGGATTATCAATCACAAAATTAGGATCTACAATCACAACCCCGTTTAGTTTTTGCACTAAAACCACTTTCTTATGACAACATTTCTTGCGCTCATTTTTCATAATTTACTCCTCTCATGCTAAATTATACACTGTGTATAGAATATACAACTAAATGTATTGATTGTCAAGAGGGTATTCATAATTCATCAAAAAGGAGATATACTATGGGTATGGAATTCAAAGACTGGCTCTACAACTGCTTTATCGAGGATGCAAAGCGTAGAAAGAAACGCCCGATCATCACAGATCTGGCACGGCGTTTGCATACCACACAACCCACCGTAAGCCGCTGGTTGAATGGAGATGCATTGCCAGATGACGAAGGCGCCCGGAAATTGGCCAAAATATTTGGGCCACAAGTCTATGAGCTCCTCGGAAAAGAACCCCCAATGACATTGGTCAAAGCACTTTACTTTTCGCCACTGAAACCCATTGATCACGAAGAAATGAATAATATCTTTGCTCAGGCAAGTGCAATGGTAGCGAACATAAAAGATGACGCAGAACGGGAAGAGGCCTACATCCACTACCTGACCATCCGGGGTATTGAACACATATCCACTCACTTTGAAGAGAGATATGAAGATCTCGAAACTGACGAGCTGGGGGATATGATCAATGACCTCAGCGATGAAGATCGGGAAGATGTTATCCGCATGATTAAAGACCGAAATGAACGTAAAGGGGCACAACAAGGTGACACATCGAAAAGCAGAACTCTACCAGCTGGTTCTACAGTCTGACGTCGAAGACATAACGGCAGTCCGAAAGTATTGTAAATTCGTAAGCATCATTGATCGATCTAAATCAATCCCAACGCCAATCAAATTGATCATGTTACATGGAGTTGCAACCATGTCAACCCTTTTTTTTATGCCGCATCCATCCACGCTTGAACCCATCGCTGTTCCCTTTATTTTCCTGGCTTCCGTTATTTCTGCGATGCTGCTTTTCATTACGTTGCTGATTATTGGGGAAAGACGAATTAAACGCCTGGTACGGTTTTATCTGACGCGCGCATGAAACCTGAAGAAAAAACACTGCAACCGGGATCCATGGTCGTGGCCTACTTACGTGATTCGGGACATGAAGACCAGGAAACATCCATCGCCCAACAAAAAGAAGCAATTCTGGCATGGTGCGAACAGGGAGGATACGACCTGACACGCATTTACACCGATGAAGCTCGCTCAGGCACTTCTGTCAAAAATCGTACAGAATTCAACCGCATGATCGACTATTTCGAATTAGACGACGTACCTGAAATAGGCGTCGTGGTCTGGCGCTTTAATCGTATTTCACGCGATATGACTGACAACAGTTATTTCCGTAATAAACTTAGACGCCGCGGGGTCGAAATATATTCAATCAACGAAATTCTTCCATCAGGCCCCCAGCGTGGTGTATTTGAATTTCTTATCGATTACAGCGCCCAGGACCACATCACCGTACTGACCGCAGACATCAAACGTGGCCAGCGGTATATGCTAACAACCTATGGAACGATTGGTGGAAATCCACCGGTTGGGTTTGAGCGGGAAGAGATCAGCATTCCGCCCCGTAGGGATGGCCGTAAGCATCACGCCTACCGTTGGATTCCGACATCGGATAATGAGCTTCGGGATCGAGTGGTATTAGCCTGGCAGATGCGCGCAAATGGCTGTTCTTATAATGATATCCAATCTGCCTGTGGGTTATTCAAAGCTTTCAGTTCCTACAACACATTTTTCAAGAACCGCCTTTACATTGGTGAAATGATCTTCAATGACCTGGTCATCCCCAACTATTGCGAGCCATTGATCGATTTAGTGACATTTGAACGCGCCAGGATCGTTTCTGAGCGCACCAAACGTATAAATACACGGAACTTTCATCCACGTCGTGTAGGATCTGATTTCCTGCTATCCGGATTAGCGTTTTGCAGCCGTTGTGGGTCCGTATTGAACGGTGAAACTGTCATGAACCGTCATAAAGACAAAACCTATCGATATTATGTCTGCTCCGGAAGTCACAGGCAGAATTGCTCAGCTCGTAAGATACGAAAAGACGTCCTGGAAGCAGCTGTGATCAACAACTTAGCCAGATTTATCCTCAAGCCAGAGAACCTGAATATCCGACTGAAAGAATACCAGCGTGGCGAGGATGAACGCAATAAGAATCTCTATAAACAGCGCAACAAGATCAATACCCAAATCCAGAACACGAGAAAGAAAATCAAAAATCTGACAGATGTCATTTCAGTTTCTGGTATAAAATCTGTTTCCCTGGTAAATGAATTGCGGGTACAAGAAATTGAAGAAAAGCACCTGTTGGAGATGCGTAGCAACCTGTCAGCCCCTGAAACATTAGATCCACTTGACCCGCCAGAACTCGAAGAGACCAAGACCCGGCTGCTAGAACTGTACGAGAACCCGCGTAATCACAAAGAGCTGAAGAAGATCCTCGGCGGGCTTCTTCAGCGTGTGGACGCCGAACGGGATGACAAAAAAAAGATAGTACGCGGGACTATCACGTACTATCTGCCTGGTAAAAAAAAAGAGAAAAGTAAATCCACGCCTGTTTTAGGGTCTATGATACGGAACCCACCTGGGGCACAAACCTATAAACATAAATTTACATTCAGATTTCACTAACTTAAGGAGTATTTTCTCATTATGTTGCCTTAGTCATTGCTTGGTACCACCAGTTTGTTCCATCTGAACAAACCAGATAGACATCTGTTCCATTTCCTCCGTCATCAAGCAATGCTGCGAAACCAGCCCCTAGTGTAGCAGGTGCCCCCATTGCAGTATCTAATTCAGCGTCTGTGGGTGGGTTAGAAATATCATCCGTAAACACAGGCAATGCAGAAGCCCAGGCAGGAAGCCCACTGTTCACCACTAAATGTTGTCCTTCTGCCCCGATAGGTATTCTATCTACAAAAATTTCAACTACAACATCTTCTAAAAGCTCAATTGTATAAATCTGCCAGGAATATATACCCCCAGTCAAAGCGTAAAATCTGAAATATTGATAAGTTTGTGGAGATGCAAAAGTAATTGTTTCATCGTCGTCTGATGGGGTAATTGTGACTATATCAGTCCAACTGCTAGCGTCATTACTCCCTTGCACTTTATAAGATGAAGCTCCCCAAGATCCGCCATAGGGATATTGATAAATTCGGAAACGCGTGATGGTTCTTACCTGACCGAGATCAATATAAATCCAATCATCTGCAACAGGATTAGAGGCACCAGCCCAAACAGTTGTATCATTTTCATCAATGACATTTTCTGGTGAGCCTGAATACGTAGATATTGCCACAACAGATGCCCCACTTGCAATGAGAGCATGATTGTAAAATGGTGGATTAGCTTTAGCCCCGTAGAGTACATCCCCTTCTGTTGTAACCCTCAGATCAATGGTTTCGTTTATTAGATTAGTAATTCCAGGCAAATCGCCATCTTCATGGTAATGAGCCATTGGGAAGCGCAAATCAACAATATCTGTAGCTTCTCTGTTTTCTTGTATCTCCATTATGCCCGAATAAAACCTGACAGCTGCCAGAACATACTGTGTACCAAGTGGAACATCGGGGATATCAGTAAGAGCTAAAGTTGCAATATCTTTCTCGTCGCCTTTGGTAGGTACAATCTCCCCGTTTGTGTCAATCGTAATCAGTACATAAGCAGCTTTATCGGAAGCCACATAAGCATAATCATTGAGATCAACTATTTTTGGAATAGGTTTTCCAGCATCGTTTGTGTCTGACAATAATACATAATTCATGCCAACTCTGACTAACCCCGGATAGATCAACACTTTGAATTCACTATAAGGCATTACTCGTAGTGGCATGAATTGACCTAACTGAACCTTGACCACGTCCGTGCCACCACCAACACCCATTCCCATCCATTCGTGAGTATGGGCATGTTTGGCTGGAGTTATAACATTACCCTCACCTGAGCCTGTTCTCTCGTTCAGTATCTTAAAAGTATTCGGCTGAGTAGGTTCATAGCCTACCCAAACTTTCTGATTATACAGGGGCGAGATATCGCTATTCTTGATTTTCTGAACTTGCCCAGCAATTCGTACATAGATATTACGATCAGTATCATAGACATTCCCATTATCATCACCAATAACAGCTGGCAACGGAATAATGCTATCCTGTTTTGTGTTGATTTTATTCTTGAATTGTCTGCGTATGTTGCTCATGATACCCTCGGACACACATTCCATAAATTGACTTGAGAAATCTGTATTTTATAAGTACTAGCTAGTCTTACGTAAATCTGGTGTAATATGCACTCTGATAAAAATGTCCCATTAGGAACCCCAGCTACTGAAATATTCGAATTTGTTGAAAAAAATAAATCACTAAATTCTCCCAAAGTAACATAACCAACGTGTTCCAGTGAAAGAATTGGTCCTGTTGGGTCTACTTTATTAACCGCTTCGCTCCAAGTAGGAGCTATATTATATGCAACGGCTGATCTTCCTTCGATTGAATGCATAGTTCCAAGCCCAATATTAGTATTTGTTGATAGTCTAAACCAAGAAAATTGTTTTATATAGAATGACTTCCCACCATATTCATGATCTTCGCCGAGGAAAATATGTGACCAAACCCCCGGATACCTTACTCCCATTGCGCCATCACCATACGGACCTGCATAAGCTACATTTTGTACCCTTACCCAGATTCCACTACCCCAATTGCCAGATTTATATGTGTCGCCCTCCAATTTATACGAACCGGCAGCCGACCAGATACCGTCACTGTAAGTTACAGAAGGTCTAAATATCTGATTACTTCCCATTGATATCTCAATCTTATGAATTTGACTTGCAGCAATAGCATTAAGAACACCTGTCCGTACTTTTGGATTTGTAACAGGGTCATGAACTCCTGTAGCAATCAAAGTACCAGCTAAGTTGTAAACAAAAACATCGTACCAATTGTCCTCAAGAGTTTCTTCATAAGAGGCATCATTATCGGGGTCTTCACCAGGTTTTAATTTCTGGAATGTTCCCTTGATTACATACGTGGTTTTATTATCATGTCCATTGGTTCTTATTACAACATCGAAGTATGCTGCCTTTATGAAGTTAGTGCTGTCTAAAGTCCCATAGATATTCATCGAGAACGGTCCGTTAGCTGGCGCATCTGACGGGCAGTCTGATTCTCCGGGTACTACTGGTTCGGGATTGATATAAGGTGGGAAGAAAGTACCTATCGGAGTTAGAGCAGGCCAGTCTATATCTTCAAAATCTGGTATTTCAAGATTAGTTTCACCCTCAATTGCAGGCGGTGGAATAATCACCGTCACCCCCGCCGGTCCTTCAGTCTCCGCCTCGCATTCCAGACTGGTACTCATAACACCATTCTCACCATCATATTCAAACTCTACCCGGGTCGGAATCAACTTTTTTGCAGACCATACAACCCCGCGTGGCGTATCTGTTGCCACCAGGCTGATGCTGACATACTGCTGACCAGCGATGTCGATCATACGATTATTCTGTGCCAGCTGGATGTCCACATTCGGAAACTGGTTGGTTTCTTTTGCATACAGTAAGCCTGTCAAAACATTGAGCTGATCCTGGTCGCTCAACATCAAGTTATCTCTGGTGGATCCTCCACGACCAAAGCGAGTGATTATTTTCCCAAGCGCGTGAGAAAACAACGGGCTTCCATCAGAAGACACACCACTGGTTTCCATGCGATTAATAGCTGTCCTGGTAACACGCTCTATCTCCACACTCATCCAATCGCTTTTGGCAATTTCCATCACAATCGGGATCGAGCTGCGGCTCGCAACCGGCATAAGCTGCGGATCAATCTGAACGTACAACCTGCCTAATCGATTTACAGACGGTCTGGCCAGTATCTTATCGGAAACCTCAATCAGTTGATCCCAGAAGCCATCTGAATAAGTCGTCAGGGCTGAAGCGACACGATCATCCCCACTCAGGATCACATCCATCACATCCATGATAGTCGAGCGCCAATATAACAGATGCCAGAGTGCCACATCTACGGTCAAATCCTGCGTATATAACCAGCTGCTGGGTGTACCAGAAACTGCTTTCAAACCACCCGGGAATGAGGATAGCTCCTGCATCCAATACGACGGTCCGCGCACGGTAAATGCCACGCTTCCGCCTGTTTCCGGATTGGGAACAATGGTTTCCCCGTCAATCCATCCCCAGCTCACAATGTTCTCCACGCCAGTTTGTTCTCCGATCGACACTCGCGTATCGCCATACCAGTCCTGCGCGAATAGAATGCATTTAGCGTGATCTCTTACGCTGGGAAGATTGGCATCCCCATACATGATCACCTGAAAGGACCACCCACCCGAATCAAGATCTCCGGAGATTTTACGAACAGAGAACTCATTCGCTGGCAGGCTGGCAGCGCTAAAAACATGCACATATCGGTAGACAGTGGTTGTCTTTCCGTTGGCTGCGGTCACCGTCAGGTTGATGCGTTTAACACCGGCTGCCGTGAACGTGAAGGTTGGTGTGGCGGTTGTTTCATCGGTTACACTTGCCCCGGATCCCGTTACCGTCCAAGCGTACCCGCTGATGGTCGATCCGATCACCCACGAACCAGATGCGTCTCTTGCATGGGTCACGCTCGCACCGCTCAGCTCTACGACGGCATCCGGACCTAAAACAGCCACCGGGTTGCGATCGCTATTCTGATCAGAATATTCAATATCCTGATCAATGTAAACCTGAGCATCACCAACAACCAACCAGTGCTTTGCCCAGATATCAAAATCATCGACAACCGTCACATACAAATTATCTTCCCAGATTATTTCTGATCCGCGTCCAAAATAAAGCACCGTGGCAGTGGCTACCTTGCGAATTCTGGCCATTCCCAAATCATATCCACCAGCTGCGGATCCCACCCAGACGGTCATTCCGGGCTTGATATCGCTGTATGTGCCAGTGGCACCATCGTAGGTGATCTGAGTGACTTCGTCTGCATCAAAAGAGGCCTGATTGACCAGGCAACTGAAAACAGTATTGTACGGGTGGAAAGCCAGAAAGAGTTTTGAACGTCTTTCGTTCTTTCTCAAATTTATTAATTCACCTGATGTTATTACTCGCGGCATTTGTTTTCCTTTTTTTTTGATAAATAATTATTTTATTGGTTGACTATGGATGCACCCCCAGATCACGCCATCCCGCAGGGTACACCGTCGGGCTCCACACATTTGCATTAATCTTACTTTCCCACAAATGCCCGTTGAAAATCACCTTATCCCCGATATTGTATGCGTCATGTGCTCCGGTCGGTTGCACCCAGGCAGCATACTCGGTCGGTATGACCCCGGTTAGATTCGTCCAGCCCGTCACTCCAGGCTCCCACACATTCGCGGCAATCGTACTCTGCCACACATCCCCTTCGTGTAAAACCTTCGCCCCCAGCGGATACGCATCATGCGCGCCCAGTGGTTGGATCCATTCCCAGGGATCATCGTCCGGTTCGTAATAACGCTTGTAGAGTGCCTTCGCAGTCACCGGATCCCAATCTGATTGTGTGGTATGTGATTGAATCACCTGGTAAAAATTTTTATCCGCCGGGTACAAATAAACCTCACCGGCCAGCACTGCGATATTTGGCTTCCAATCCGGATATGTTTTCACAACAGAGATGGATGAGACAATTTCCTTTGGGTTCGCTGTCACCGTCGCCAGTGTGGCAATATCGCTGTGAAAAACCTCCTCAATCTTTTCTTTCACTATCGGAATCTCCTCTGAGGGAATATCCTGAATCGGTCGCAAGGTTTCGACCTTTTCATAATCCACCAGTAAACTTTCAGCGGACTCCACAATTGGTTGATCCACAAAATCAACGCTATTAATCACAATCCCATAATGGAGTTCTCCATTTTCATCAATTGTCGCGTTCCCCTGGATAATATATTCAACAAGCTGCCCGAAATTCGGGATGGTTTCGTAAGTAGGCATGATATCGTATTGCTCCTTTCGCCCTCGCAAGGCTTACTTTTGATCGTACATATTTTAAGTAAAAATTATAACTATCGCTGCGCTTAATCCAACCCCAATATGAGACAATTGCGCAGGCGTCCAGATAGTTAAACGTTTTCTTTTTCGCAATTTTAGCCATTCTCCTGCGAATACGCAGAGAATTTGCTTTTCTTAATGTTGTTTTGTCCCGGTAAAATTTCAATCCAAGAAAATCAATAAATCGTTTTGAAACCGGAAAAACTTGCCAGTTCGGTTTCATTTTCAACTTTTTACTTTCCAGGAATTTCTCAATCTCTTTTCTTATCCGGTGAAGTTCTTTTTTATTCCCTCCTAAAATAACCAGGTCATCCACATACCGGATGTAATGCTTTACGCCCAGCTTTTCTTTAATGAAATGATCCAGACTTTGCAGAAAGAAATTAGAAAACCATTGGCTGGTATAGTTTCCGATCGGCAATCCAGATTCTGAACTTTCAATAATCGCATCCACCAGCCACAAACAATTTCGGTCTTTAATCACTCGCCTGAACATCTTTTTCAGCAAAGACTGATCGATGGACGGATAGAATTTTGAGATATCCATTTTCAGACAATACTTTGTTCCTTTATAGTCATCGTCCAGCGCTTTTCTGATTAGGTTTTGACCGTAAGTCGTTCCCCTCCCAGGAACACTGCCGCAGGTGTATTCATACATCCCGCGCATCATAATTGGCTCCAGTACCAGCATCAAAGCCCAGTGGATGATTTGATCAGGATAAAATCTCGGTTTACTGATTACACGTTCTTTTTTATGTGCTCCATCGTAGATCCTTTTAATTGTGTATGGAGATGGCACATAAGTTTTATTCACCAACATCTTCTGAATTTCAAGTGCGTAATAATCTATGTCATCCAGAATTGCTTTCACATGTTTCCGGTCTCGTTTTCCTAAAGAAGCCTTCAACATCGCAGTCTTAATAGTATTTAAGTCACAAATCTTCGGGTATAGATATCCAATGCGTTTCATAGTTTCTCATTAGCCTCAAGGTTTTTCAATAATGCTTTACTAGACCCTGCTCTTTGCGGCCTTATTTTTGCCAAGCGGCATGGAAGATAGAGTGCAGATCTTACGGAATTTCTACTAATGAAAAGGCGACCACCGATATTCACGTTCGCGTTCGCGGAGGAATTATTCAGATTCCAATTCCACAAACCGGCATTCCCACTGTTGTTCCAGTTCCCGCCGACGATGGCAATCGCGCACCCTAAATCCCAAATTGTTTTTATATTAACCTATCTCTCTTTTTGTTCTTTTTTCTTTTAATCTTTTCCTAACACCTAACACCTTCCGAAGGACTCCGCATGTTCTTAGCGGAGAATCCCTAAACCCTCATTGGGGGGAAGCCCCCAAACCCCCTAAAGAGCTTTTTTGAGAAGGCGACCACCGATATACACGACCGCGGCCGCGGAGGAATGATACAGATACCAACGCCACAAACCGGCAAACCCACCGAAGGTCCAGTCCCCGCCGACGAAGGCAATTCTT